ACGTAGTGAGGGAAAGGCGGCGTGAAGCATCACTGAGTTTGGACTGGCGACCCATTAGCGCATAAGCGAGCCATAAAAGATGAAACCGGCAACCCCGGCGCGGCCACGGCGAGATGTGGCAAGAACTTCTGAGCCCTGGCAACCGTCGGGGCTTTTTTATTCCCCTCATGTTGAGAGGATGCACAGCAATAGAGGGGGCTAAATGTCCGAACCAGTATCCGGAACAGTGGCAGCGACCGGTGCGCTAACCGGGGCCAGCCTGTATGGATTTTTGTCAGGCACAGATTACGGCGTCGTATTCGGCGCATTCGCTGGTGCTGTGTTCTATGTCGCCACGGCAGCGGATTTAACGCTTATCCGGCGCGCTGCTTATTTCATCGTTTCTTACATCGCAGGCGTGTACGGCGCCGGGCTGGTGGGCTCAAAGCTTGCCGGGCTGGTGCACTACAGCGACAAACCGCTTGATGCCCTCGGCGCCGTAATCCTCTCTGCGCTGACGATAAAAATCCTTACTTTCGTCAGCCAGCAGGACCCCGCGATGTGGTTCCAGCGATGGAGAGGAGGAACAGATGGTAATAAGTGATCCGCTGGTACTGACTAACGTAGCGACGTGCTCAGCCATTGTGCTGCGCCTGATGCTGTTCCGCAAGCCTGGTGCGACGCATCGCTGGTGGGCATCGTGGCTGGCATACCTAATTATCCTTGCGTATGCCTCTGTACCGTTCCGCTACTTCTTCGACTTCTACGTCCATGTGCACTGGGCGTCGGTAATTATCAACTTAATCATCTGCGCTGCTGTATTCCGTGCACGCGGCAATGTCGCGCGGCTGTTCCAGGTACTGAGGCCGGAATGAACCAACAACAATTTCAGAAGGCGGCTGGGTTAAGCGCCGGGTTAGCTGCGCGCTGGTTTCCACACATTGACGCAGCGATGAAAGAATTCGGCATTACCGCACCAGCAGACAAGGCGATGTTTATCGCGCAGGCAGGGCATGAGTCGGACGGCTTCACCGCTGTGGTGGAGAACCTGAATTACACCCCTGCTGCGCTGGTGGCTACATTCGGTAAACGCATCACTCAACAGCAGGCCAGTGCCCTCGGCAGGACAGCAGGGCACCCGGCACGACAGGATGCTATAGCGAACCTCGTCTACTCCAACCGGCTCGGCAATAAAGCAGCCAGCGATGGCTGGAAGTTTCGAGGGCGTGGACTGATTCAGGTTACCGGCCTGGCAAATTACCGGGACTGCGGCGCGGCACTGAAACTTGACCTGGTAACATCACCGGAACTGCTCGAGCAGGAACTACACGCGGCCCGTTCGGCGGCATGGTTCTACACCTCGAAAGGGTGCATGGCCTACGCCGACATTAATCGTGTCACGCGCATCATCAACGGCGGCCTGAATGGCATTGATGACCGTAAGGCCCGTTACAACAAAGCGCGGGCGGCGCTGCTGGTATGAAACTGCGCTACCAGCTCCTGATTGCGGTATTCGTCGCCAGCCTGGCTGGTGGCCTTGTCTGGGTTGCTATGCATTACCACGGC